GTGGATGTACCAGCGTTCGATCGAGCAGCCAGATCAATGAATCCATTCAATATTGTGAGAAAATATATTCAAAATTTTTCGCATTCGAAAGGATCAGAAATGGTTACGCGATTGGATTTAGATCCATCTAATCTAGCAGTAGTGACAAGAGATCATTTTTCAACAAATGTAGACGAGATGAGTATGTCTTTTTTACTTTGTACACCAACTTGGGTAGATAATGTGGCGTGGCCAGGAGCAGCAACTTTTGGTACGTCATTGTATTCAGGTTTTATAGGACCAATGACATCGTTATTTACGCCTGGTACCACGACTCAAATAGTTTTGACGCAGGGTAATCAAGTGTATTTAACACAATGGGAGTATAATGCTATGCGTTTTGCTTTCTGGAGAGGAGGTATGCGTATACGAATTGAATTAGTAGCAACGATGTTTCATGTGGGACGATTATGCTTGACGTTGAATTATGGTGCTCCACCAGGAGTGCAAGTTGGTTTGAGAGATGCGACATCGCAGTACGCCGTAGAATTTGAACTTAATAGTGATAAAAACGTCTTTGAATATGACATTCCGTATGTTGCATCGACGCGTTGGAAGAGGACTTGTAGAGGACCCTCGTCTCCTGACGATCCGGATGTTAATGGCGGAGCATGGTGGAACGATTATTTTATCGGATCTTTCGATATTAGCGTCGTTACGCAACTGCAAACAACAAATGTTGCACCACCTGATGCCGTCATCATCCTCTCTTATTCAGGAGCAAAGGATTTTGAAGTTTATATGCCATCAAATATTAATCAAACTTTCATCTCAACAATTACGACGATAGTACCGATACCTCTTGCAGCAAAAGCACAAGGAGATAACGGTGGAGGAGCGAAAGCCGGGACGAGTACGGCACCAAATCCACCTGATGCATCTGCTTTATTAGTAGGGGCATTAAGGGTGGGACCACCTGATATGTCAGGACCGATGAAGGATGATCATTTTGGTCATATGGCCCCAGTGAAGGACTTGCGTTCGTTATTGAGGCGATATTATCCGTTTAAGAGGAATAACATTTATACGTATACAGCACAAAGTTATACCGCAACAACATCTAATGATCAAGGAGCAGGTTA